CGCCCGCCACCCCCCCTCCAATGGAAAGGCGCACCCCTCCGATGGAAAGGCGCAGACCTCGCCGGCCACCTCCGATGGAAAAGCGCACCCCTCCGATGGAAAGGCGCAGATCAGCCGAAGGGCTTCTTGTCAGCTAACCATTGAATGGCAGATCGCAACCGCCGACCGAACGCAGGCTCGAATGCCCGCGCCATGCCGACCATGACCGCGCGCTCGGGATCATAGCCGCCCTTGATGTTCACGAATGGCCGCAACGAATAGAACACCTTCAGCTTCGATCGATCACGCTTCGACCGGCGCTTGACGATCAGGCGCCGCCCGGTCTTCTTCGACGTGATGATGAAGTGATCCTTCTTGTTGAGCAGGTTGCGCGGGTCATAGGACTTGTTGACTGCGCCCGCCTTGGCGCCGCCCTTCCTGCGCGAGATGTTGGCCTCCTGCGGCACGGCGATGCTTCTGCCGCCTTTGGGCGACTTCATGCCGCCCCTGACGTGACGCTCCATGAACTCTGTCGAAGCGGGACGCCGGCCCACCTGACGCGGTTGCAGCGTGCCAACAGGCCGTGTCGCCTCGTAACGCTGGATCGAGCCGATCGCGATCTTCGACCTCTTAGCATGTTCGATGCTCGATGCCGCCACGCTGTGAACGATCTTCGGGAACGCCTGGTTGCGGGATGTGAAGAACTGCTTGTAGGCCGCCATCAACTCATGGTCGCGAACATCGACCAGGCTGTCAGTGAGGGCCAGCGCCATCGCAGCCGGCACCCTGCTCTCGATCATCGATTGCAGCTTCTTGGCGTACTCTGGCATGTCCGTCTTGATCGTGATCTTGACTGACATCGCGCCACCTCCTGCCGGCATCATGGCAAAAAAAGACCCGCCGAACAAGCGGCGGGTCAGGTCAAGAGGTACGACACAGCCTCTTTAGACCTCGTGCAAATGTCCGTCAAGCTGGAAACGATCAGTCGAACAGCCCGTCAAGGCTGTCATCGATCGGCCGCTCGGTCTTCTTCGTGCCGACGATCTCGGCGCCGGGGAAGATGTCCTTGACGCTATCGACCACCGCCGTCTGCATTGCCTTGAGCGCGACAGCGACCTCGCGCATCGTGTAGATCCTACTGCCGGGCCGCAGGCGCGCGGCGCGCTGGTGCTGCCTACCGTCGCGGATGACGCAGAAGGTATCGCCGTCGACCTCGCAATCCCATATTTGCGGCGGCAATAGATTGTCGGGATTTAATTCGGCCTCTGCGTCCATTGTATTGAGGCCGCGCAAACAGACCTGCACCCATGCCCGCGCCTTCTCGACATCCTGCTCGCTGACCGCCTCATGGAGGCCGGCCGTCGCCCGCGCCCATTTGGCCGCCGTGTCGGGCGATACCAATAGAGGCAGCATGTCATATCCATATTTCGCGTCGGCCAATTCAATTCGCCTTTGCAACGGAGCGAGAATTAGATCGCATTCAATTTCACGGGCCGTCGCGGCGAGGTGCAGGATGCGGTCATGCTTGCGCTGATACTCAGGGGGCCGTCGTGGTGCTGTCTTCGCCATCGTCCTCTTCCCTTCCATCGCCCGCGCTGCTCGCCCTGCTATAGGGTGTAGACCCAGCGCGGTGCGCCGCTGCCGCGCCGCAAGGCAGGCGGCAGTGGCGCGCCATGCGCCGCTGGGTTTACCCTATAGGGGAACGGCCAGTGGCGCAGACCCCCTTTGCGCCACTGGCGCGCCACTGAAACGCCCTTTTGAAATCCAGTGGCGCAGGTCAAAACTGCTCTCCAACGCGCCCTGTTGGCCGCACCCCACGACGGTCCTTCCGCTGCTTTTCCGACCGATAGTCGAACTCCTCGAGCAGCCCGCGCTCGTGCCACATCTTCACGATGCGCTTTGCCTGAGCGTCGTTCTTGGTGTCGTCTGGATTGTCGAATTTGTAGCTGGTGATGACGCTCCCGACGAATCGGTCTTTATCCTGCGGCCTGATTGAATAGTATTCTTCCGATCCGTCGTCTGTTTTCATTCCGATTTCAATCATTCGCAGCATTTCATTGACGACTTTATCCGACATTCCGCTCCATTCATCTGGCAGATCATATGGTGTGCAAACACCGATCCACTCGCCATTCTCCAGTTCGACGGAGGCCATCCTGCGATAGACGGCTGCGTGCGACGGCGGCGCGAGGTTGGCCTTGCCGTCATCAACGCGAAAGATGCCACGGGCTTCGCCGGGATCGACGCCGAGTTTGAGGGCGTCTTCTTCGGACACGCGATTGACGACACGGGCTGCGCGGGCTGCGCCGATGAGCGCGCCGGCTCCTCGCACGCTGTCGATGGATGCGTCATCGCCGTTGCCTTTGCGGACATGGTGGACAAGCATCACCGAGCAGTCGCCATCGCGTGCCAGCTTCCGCAGCATGGCGACGACGGCTTGGATCGACCCGTTCGAGTTCTCGTTGACGAGATGCGTCGAAACGAAAGGGTCGAAGATGACGACGCCGATCTCGTGCTTCCGCACGCGGGCGATCATGGCCTCGAGCATGGCGTCATTCTTGAGCAGCCCGTCGCGGCTCTCGGCGGCGAGCGTCAGCTGGAAAGTGTCCTCGCCGTCGATGAACAGGCGGCCTGCCACGTCGGCGGGCTTCAGGCCGTAGTGCTTCATGGCGGCCAGCGTTCGCATATGCATCTCGTCGACGGGATCTTCCAAGTTCACGAGCCAGACGTTAGCCCGCTCCTTGACCTTTGTCGCGAGCAGTTCGCGCCCCGTGGCGATGGCGAGGGCTTCGACGGTGACGAGACTGCTTTTGCCGATGCCGCCGGCCGACGCCAGCACGCTGACATAGGAGCGAACGTAGTCGTAGCCATAGACCCACCGCCGCTTCGGGATGCCGGCAGCGTCGAAGCGGGTGAACGGCGTAGGCCAGGCGTCGTCGGGCGGCGGGTCGGCGGCCGGGATGTCGTCGAAGCCGTCGTCGGCTTCAGGAGCGGCCGCAGGAGCGGCATCCTCGGCGGCGGCGGTCGGCACATAGTCGAAATCATCGAGGCTGTCGGCGCGCGGCTCAGGGGCCGGCAGAAGGGTCTGCGCCCGTATTTCGGCACCGTAGGCGCGGACCGCCGCCTTCATGTCGCCGCCGTGTTCGAAGTAGGCGAATAGGTCGAACGCATCGCCCCAAGTGTAGGAGTGCGGTCCGAGGGTCTTTGCCCGCCCGAGGCCATTGCCAGCGTCGGACGACGAGAGGCTGACCCAATGGGTGACGTAATCTCGCGTGGCGTAGGAGCCTGACGACTGCATCGGCGAGCGATAGTGTGAAGACGACCCGCGCCGGTCGTAGCCGTATTTGGCGAGCAGGTCGGCGATGGTGTGGCGGCTGTTGAACTCCTCGACAGGATCGACCTCCTGCGGGCGCTCGAGCCGACGCGCGGCGCGCTCCTGCTCACGGGCTGCTCGCTCGGCGGCGGCCTGCGCGGCGGCTTCCTGCTCGCGCTGTTGGCGGGCTTGGATCTCGACCTCGATCCGGCTGCCTTCGATCTCGAAGGCCCGGTCGCGTTGGATGTAGGTGTCGTAAAAGATCGGCCTGCCGTCTGGCTTGCGGCGGTCCGGGGGAATGTTGGGCAGGAAGACGGGCTGGCCGCAGCGGGCGAGAGCCGGGTCGCATTGGATGCCACGGGCGGCGAGCAGATCGAACAGGGCGGCCTGCGCGTCCTCGTAGGCGGCTCCGGTCAGCGTGCCTTTTAGCGGGATCAGCGCGCGCCATTTCGGCTGCTCTTTGGTGGCGCTCGAGGACGAGTAGACGAGCATGGCGACACGGCCGCAGACCGCCTCGATGGCCTCGACGACATCTTCTTTCTTCGGATGGCCGGTGTCGATGTCGATGGCGAGCATTCGGTAGCTGCCGCGTTGGCGCTGGGCGTCATGGGAGCGGCCATCGTGTTGCCTATAGGTCGAGGGAATGATGAAGTCGGCCACCGTCTTCTCGACGGCGGTCGGCTCCTTCACGCGGGCGATAATGCCGGTGAAGTCGATGCTGTCGTATTCTGCGCCGGGCTTATCGATGAGCGTTTGGCGCGCTCCATGAGCCAGCAGAAAGCGGGGCGTCATGTGTTGCCCCAATATCTAGTGTTGCCAGCCCCTTTGGCCTGCTTTATCTTGTGCATCGCAGGTCTCTCCCATCTGCATTGCTTGTGCATCCTCCTGACCCCGGCAGCGCCCTCCCCGCCGCCGGGGTCTTTTTTACCGTCAGAACGGGATGTCGTCTCCCAACACCTCGTTCAGAGGCTTCGACACTGCCGCAGGAGGTGGTGCGCTGGCAACGGGCGACGGCCCGAAGTCGTCGAGATCCGAGCGGCTATTCGCGGCCGGCGCCACGGTGTCGAAGTCGTCTAGGGTGTCGCCGCCGTAGATTGCTTCGACGACCTGAACGGCGTTGAGGATCATGCTAATGCCGCCGACGCCCTCTGGATCGACGGCGGGGAAGGCGTTGACGATCACGCTGCCTGTAGATCCTGACCAGATGGCGAGATTGTCGAGGTCGTTCTTCTGGCCGTCCACGACCTTCGGCGCGCTGTTGGCGGTGCCGTCCGAGCGGGTTCCGCTGCGCTTCGCCACCATGATGACGCTCTTGCCATCCTCTGTCTTCTTTGCGCCGAAGATCTTGCTGAACGCCGGCAGCTTCGGGTTGCGAGGCTGGCAGGCTTCGTAATGGGCCTTGACCTGCGCGCGGATCGCGGTTGCCTCGGCCACGGGCATCTCGAAGCCGATGGACCATGCCGCGCCCTGTGCGGTCGGCGGGCAGGCTTCCGACTGCTTCTTCGCGGTGTTGAAACGATAGGTCTTGTCCAGCTTTGGATAAACGAACTTGACGTTCTTTATCACCAGTTTGAGGAAGTCATCGCTATTAGCCATCGGTCTCTCCTTTGTGGCGGGTTGTCAAAAGTCGGTGTCTTCGTCGGCGGTCACCCACGATGGCCGTCCGATGATGTTCACCTCGGGCCAGCCGGTGGGGTAGTCTCCGCTGCGGTCGGCCTGCTGGATGTTGATCAGGGTCTGCGTAATTATCGCATCGCAGACGAGCATGTAGTCGGGATCGATCTCGTGAACGCAAGCGGCAAATGGCGCCTCCTTTTCGACCGCGAGGAAGACGAAGCGACGGGCGTCGAAGCCGGCCTCTTGCAGGACGCGAAGGTAGAAGGCCGCTTGCAGCGCGTAGCCGTAGGTGTGGACATCGCGAGAGAAAAGGCGCGGGCTGGCCGACGTGCATGTCTTCAGATCGACGACCAGCCCTTCGCTTTCGATGTAAATGTCGGGCCGGCACTTGATGTTCATGCCGGTGATGCTGTCGAGCGCGAAGAAGCTGGCCTCCGTGATGCGCGGGCGATCCATCCATTCCGGCATCTGCGCGATGGCCGCCGCCGAGATTGTCTCGGCGAGGTCGTATTCGGCATCGGGGAGCAGGATGATGCCGTCGAGGTCGGCGGCCAGCTTGGCATCGCGCCACTTGTCCCCACGGCGGTCGGCAGGCCCGCGACGGACGAGTTCCTTTTCCGGCTCGAGGACCATCGCGTGGACCGCGCTGCCGAGGTCGAAGGCGGCCGACCCCTTGCGGACCTCGTATTTCCAGTGCCGCAGGGATTTCAGATAGACCGTCTTCACGTCCGAACTGCTGATGGCAGGGTCGAGATGGTAGGCCTCGTTCGTCATGTCGTGTCGGATCATCTTTTGCTCCATCCGTAGAGTGCGATCAGGGCGGCCTCGGCGCGGCCATCGTGCTTCACCAGCTTCCACTGGTCGGCATCGTCGGGCCACGTCATCGACGCTAGCTGCCGGCTGGCCGCCTTGTCGGCCGACAGGCGCAGGGATTTCTTCCATGCCGAAGGCTCGACGAAGCGGGTCGGCACGCCGGCAAAGGCGAGGCAGGCTTGCAGAATGCCAAAGCCCTCGGCGATGGTGGCGACATGCTTGACGCCGATCTTGTGCGGGTAGAAAGGGCGCTCGACCCACGCGACGGACACCTTGCCGATGGCCGAGAGCAGTTCGCGCCGGCCGTCGATTGTGTCGGGCATGTCGTAGGTCGTCACGCTCCATTCGGTCACGTCGAGAGCGGCGAAAGCGCCCTGTTTGCCGGGGTCGATCCCGAGGATGATCATGCCGCCTGCCTTTCGACATAAGCCGTCAGGGCGGCAAGATCGCTTTCGGTTGCTTCCTGCTTGGCCGTCATCAGCCGCCAGAGGCGGTCGTATGCGATGCCGGTCGCCTGCGCGACGACGGTGAGCCGCCGGTCGCCGAGCCGCTCGCGAAGCTGTTGCATGGTGTAGAGCATGTCTGGCCCTCCTTCGACCGAGACCCTAACCGCATCTCGCGCGGCTGGCAACGGGCTGCGTGCAATTTTTTTCGCAGGACAGATAAATGACTGTTGACTGCGCCGCTGGACGCTGTATGGTGGTTCTCATAGAGCAACGGGCAAAGCCCACAGAGGAGAGACCGATGACCAAGATCGACAGCCTGACATTCCCCGACTTCTACGCCGAGTGCGCGTATCACGACGGGATGCGCGACCAGCGCGAGGGCCACTGCAACAGCGTCCCCAGCTACATGCGGCACGGGGAGTTTGAGCCGGTTGGTTACGGCTGGTATTTGCGCGGTCGCAAGGCGGCGCAGTTGGGGCTGGTTGCATGAGAGCCTACTACAATGAACTAGACCCGAAGGCGGCTGCGTGGCTGCGTGAACTCATCAAGCGCGGTTTGATCGCGGATGGAGATGTGGATGAGACCGACATCAGAGACGTGGACCCAGATAGATTGGGTGGATACACTCAATGCCACTTCTTCGCAGGGATCGGCGGCTGGAGCCTCGGCTTGCGCCTCGCCGGATGGCCCGACGACCGCCCTGTTTGGACGGGATCCTGTCCGTGCCAGCCTTTCAGCGCGGCAGGCAGAAGAGCGGGGGTTGCTGACGAGCGGCACCTCTGGCCGCATTGGCACCACCTCATCAGCCAGTGCCAGCCTGCAATCGTCTTTGGAGAGCAAGTTGCGAGCAAGGACGGCCTCGGTTGGCTCGACCTTGTATGTGCTGACATGGAAGCCACGGGCTACGCCATCGGGGCGGCAGATCTGTGCGCTGCGGGCATCGGCGCGCCGCATATCAGACAGCGGCTCTGGTTCGTCGGAGAGCGGCTGGCCGACGCCGCAAGTGGCGGATGTCAATCTGGACCGGGGATCGCTGGAGTATCGGCAGGCCAAGTTCGCCACGTCACCGTATCCAGCGGTGGCATTGACGGCAGCAATGACAGGCTGGCCGACGCCGACGACGACAGACACGGGATCGCAGGCACCACTGCCAGAAATGGCGAAGGCGATGTTGGGGAAGCCATCGCGCCGGATGCAGGAAAAAATGACGGGCTGGCCGACGCCAGCGGCCTCGGACGGGGAGCGCAGCGGATCGGGGATCACGGAGGGGATGACCGGCGTCAGCCTGACGCAGATGGGCAAGATGGCCGGCTGGCCGACGCCGACAGCGCAGGACGGATCGCGCGGCAACGGGACGATCAGGCCGCAGGACACGGGCATTCCTCTGCCGCAGCGAGCGGCGATGGCGGGCTGGCCGACGCCAGAAGCGGAAGAGGCCAGGAGGGGTTACCAGAACCGCAGCAACGGCAAGAAGGGCACACAGGAGAGCATGACGACGGTTACGATCAATCAGCTTGGGGACAAGTCGCATCTGCCGCCGCATGGCCCCGCCCGACTAACGGCTTCTGGCGAGATGCTGACTGGCTCTTCTGCCGCGATGAGCGGTGGCGGCCAGTTGAACCCGGCACATTCCCGCTGGCTCATGGGCTACCCGCCCGCGTGGGACGACTGCGGGGTTACGGCAATGCCATCGTCCCGCAAGTCGCCGCGACATTCATCAGGAGCGTGATGTGATGACCGAGATCGACATCCTCAAAAGCAAGGTCGCCAAGCAGCGTTCGGAGATCGCCCGCCTTGAGCAGAAGGTGGCCGAGTTGGCGCTCGACAAACTACAGATGCACCGCGACATTCTCGTCCTCAAAAGCAAGCTGGGAGAGCAAGCATGATTGACTATTGGGTCGAATGGAAAGTCGTCCTCGACGGCGGCATGTATGTCGAACGGGACGCGACCGCCTGCTTCCGGGTGCAGCCCGGCGATCACTGGATCGAACTTGAGACGATCAGCATCGACGGCTGCATCTATCACGCTTCGATCATCGAGAAGCAGATCGGCAAGCAGGCGATGGCCGACATCATCAAGCGGGCCGAGGCATGGTGGGACGATGACGGCTACCGCAACTGGCGGTCGAACAATGAGTGGAACGGAGGCCGGTTTCATGCGTGAGGATCTTGGCAGAATGGCACAGCACTTCGAGAACTTGAAAGCAGACCCGACGAAGCCCCGCCTGCGCTGCCTGTTGGCAGGTGCGGCGGCCGGCGCCCTCGGCATCACCGTGGTGCCGTGGCTCGCGGCGGTCATCATCTCGTGGGGGTGGTGATGCTGCACTATCATGGCACGCCACTGACGCCGCGATCTGAACTGCTAAAGATGGCCGGCAAATGCTTTTGCGTCAGCTTCGCCAGACCAGAAGATGGCGACTGGTGTCTTGCTCATGGTCAATCGGTGATGTGGGATAATGGTGCTTTCAGCCTGCGTGACGCCAAGGACGCTGGGGATTGGTCGAAGTTCTATGCTTGGGTCGAGCCACGCTTGGGACATCCACACTGGGCGGTTGTGCCGGATGTCATAAATGGCGAAGTTGATGACAATCTGCGACTGATATCCGAATGGCCTCACACCAGAGGCTTGGCCGCCGTTGTTTGGCACCTGCACGAACCCATCGAGCATCTTCTTGATCTATGCGGCATGGGCTTCGCTAAAATATGCTTCGGGAGTTCTAAGGCATATTGGCAAGTAGGCTCTGAGATATGGGAGCGTCGGGTTGATGAAGCATTCAACGCGCTCGCTTCTCGCGGTGAGTTGCCTTGGGTGCATATGCTGCGCGGACTTGCGCTATGCGGCGACAGATGGCCCTTCGCCAGCGCCGACAGCGTGAACGTCGCGCGCAATTACAAGGATGACGACCTCTGCCCAGAAAGAATGGCTCGAAGAATAGATGCCATTCAGAACCCGATACGATGGAAAATGAGACCTCAGCAAAGGGAGATGCTGCTGTGAAACGATATGCTGCACTAGCCGGATACATCGCGACGATACCAGCCGCCAACTGGATGATCGCCAACGTAGGGACTTGTGTCCCAGATGGGCCATGTTTGATCCCGGTCGGCTTTGGTCTCATGGCGCCATCTGGCGTCCTAATGGTCGGAGCCGCGCTGGTCCTTCGTGATGCCGTTCATCAGACACTGGGCGCGCGGTATGCACTCGCTGCCATCGCTGTCGGCGCTATCATATCTGCCGGCATCTCGCCGCCGGCCATCGTGATCGCCAGCGTGGCTGCATTCCTTCTTTCAGAACTCGCGGACTTCGCGGTGTATGCCCCTCTTGCGCGCCGCCGGCTCGCGTTGGCCGTAGCGTTGTCTGGGGCTGTTGGCGCGGTGATAGACAGCGCCGTCTTCTTGTTCTTGGCTTTCGGCTCTCTTGATTTCATCGCGGGCCAGATCGTTGGCAAAGTATGGTTCAGCCTCCTCGGCGCGGCTGTCATCTATTGGATGAGGAGATCGAAATGACCGAGGCTCAACTAGGCGAACTGAGGGGCTGGTGATGCTAGGCTACATCAACTACTACGCCGACGGCACGACGAGTAAGATGTGTGCATCTCGCAAGGTCGCCGACCAGACTGCGAAGAGCATCAGAAAGCCCTTGCTCGGCGATCCCCGCAGGGCTGTCTGGGTCGTCGATCACAATTACAACGGCGACATCATCAAGATCACGGCAGAGCCTATCGTGCAGCCTTGGGAGCGCCAGCCATGACCGAAGCCCAACTAGGTGAACTCATGCGCGCGCAGGCTCTGAGAGAGGGCCACAGGGCGCTTCTACCGAAGACCGACACGCTGGCCGCATGGCAGTCGGAGCAGGCCCACGAGCGCCGCCAGATGCTCGAGGATGCTATCTTCGAGGTGCTGCGGAAGACAACCCGCCCGCTGGTCCTGCGAGAGATCGTGCAGGCCGTTGACCCCAGCAAGCATGATGCCATCGGGAATGCGCTCCGGCGGTTTAAGGCGTCGGGCGTTGCGCGCACCGTCTACATCCCCGACCGCATGGGGAAGACGAATATCGGATGGAGGCTCGCATGAAGCTGGTCGTTCTCGCAGTCGTCGCAAGCACAAGCATCACCGCCGACACAGGCTACGTTGGCGTTTACAGGGACATGGATCAATGCAAGGAAATGCAGGATATATACATCAAGCACCTCGACCCGACCGCGATCATGGTGTGCGATACGGTGACCAGATTTCAGCCGGTGCTGATCCCGCCGCCGAGGCCCGCCGGATTGAAGCGGCCGTGATCGAGGCTTTTAGGATCGTGTTCAGGAAGATGGAGGAGGGAAGGCTGTGAGTGATGTTGCCCGCATTAGGCCCGCAGACGATGGTGTCCTGCGCTTTTACAGCGTCTACGCACGTCGATCGGCAGACTTCTCGGTGATTGAGACGGAGTTCGACTGCAAGGCCCTCGGCGGCCCGCAGGCAGAGCATAAGGCGAGGCAGCACGTCGACAAACTGCGTCGATCCAAGCCGCCATACGATCAGATTCGCGTCACACTCTGCATCGTGCATCCGGTCCTGTCAGTAGGGGTTGAGGAGGGGAAGCCATGACCGACGACACCCCCACCCGCCTACACATTCTCGCCCGCGCCGCTGAGGTAACTGGCGGCGAACGGCAGGATAGCTACGGCCCCGTGCGGCTGAACATGCAACGGATCGCCGACCTGTGGACGGCCTATCTCGCCTGCGAGGTCTGCATCACCGCCGACGATGCCGCATGGATGATGGTGCTGTTGAAGATGGCGAGATCCGGCGCCGACGGCTATCATGAGGACAACTACATCGACGCGGCGGCTTATGCTGCCATCGCCGGGGAGTGCAGGATAGATGAGTGAGGAAAACATCGACGACCTTCGCCGCCAGATCCAAGACCTGCAACGACAGGTCAACTATTGGCGAGCGAGCAGCAAGCATTGGGAGAAGCTGTGGCAGAAGGCGGCCAACCGCGTGATGCAGCTTGATCCCGCCTTCGACACGGTGTTCACCACCAGCCCGGAGAAGGTGCGGGCGCTGCGGGATGCTATCGAGGATTGGCAGGATGGCGACTGAACCGATCCCGCATTTCAACGCGATGCCTGTCGTCATCCGGGGCCAGCATTACCCGTCGCAGCGGGCGGCGGCGGCGGCCCTTGGCGTCACGCAGTCGGCCGTCAGTCGAATGCTGACGAAAAAGGGCCATCTCGAAGGCTGCGGCCTGCGAAAGTATGGCGCGCGCGGCAATCAGAATAACGCCCGCCCGTTGCAGATAGGCCCCATGACGTTCCCGAGCCGCAAGAAGGCCGCCGAAGCCCTCGGCATCACCCGCAACCAGATCGAACGATGGGTCTCGAAGCGGGCGACACCCGGCCAGCGCGAGATGCTGATCGCCGCCGTCATGCGACTGTCGATGGCCTCGGGCGGCGCGCGGCGATAATCAACTCGGCCGCCATCTTGATCGCTTGGCTGGGTGTCATCTCGAGGGCGAACAATTCGTCGCCCTTGAGATACACCCGCAGCGTGCAGTCTTCGTCTATTCGCCACGTCGGATTGATGTAGGCTCGGTCGCTCATGGTTCCCTCGTGTTGTTGCATTCACATATCCATGCTATTGATAACAGCATGAAAAGCATCGAGACCATCGGGCGGGCAGGCGAATATCTCGTGGCGCATGTCCTCGAGTCGCATGACATCCGTGTCTCCCATGCCAACGTCAGCGGGCACGATCTCTGGTGCCGCACGCCGACCGGCAGGCTCGTCAGCGTGCAGGTGAAGACCACCGCCGCCGCCGTCCCACATCACGCCGGCACCGTCTATGATTTCGCGAACAACAGCATGAGTTGGTCGCCGGATGTCTACGCCTTCGTCGCCCTCGACGCCGGCCTGTTCCTTTGCGAGGCCAGCATGTCGAAGCGCCGCAAGATCAGGTCGGAGGCGATGACCAAGGAAGCGATGGTCGAGTCGATCCAGAAATTCTTTTACTGAGCCAACTCAAAATGCGGCGCGTCGATGAAGGGCCGCTTGCCATGCTTTCGCCGCTCGTCGACATACTGGTTCATCGCGTCTTCCATGCTGCCTTTCCAATGGCGGATGTCGTCGATGTGCCAGGCTGCACCCCAGCGAACACCAACGCCGACTTGCTGCGCGCCTTCCTTCATCGCGTCGGCGATCTCGTCGTAGATGTTCAACTCCCACGACGCCCGGCCGCCGATGTAGGCCATCAGGTCGACCGCGTTGCCGCCGATGTGCTTGCTGTTCATCGTCTGGCTCGCACCGCTGGCGACCAGCTTGCGCTGCTCCTCAATGGTCCGCAGGCCGCAGATGACCGCGAAGTCGATCTTCGTCGCCGTGATGGCGTAGCGCACGATGGCGACCAGATCCTTGTCCACGCCCTCCAGCTTGGCGAGCGACTTCTTCGATAGCGAGAAACCCATTTACCTTCTCCTGAAAAGCCCGATGAAACCTCGGGCCATCTCGCCGGGCGATGGCAACACCCAGCCGACGACAAGCGCGATCCATACCCAAATGGGTATATCCTGAACGTTATTGATCGTCACGCTTTCGACCGCCGCCGCCTCGACCTGCTTCGTCTCCGTGATGATGTCACGGCCGGCCTCGGTCCGCTCCTGATTTGCGACCAGTTGCTGAGTGTTCTCCTTGCCCGCCTGCACGTTGGCCGCGACATTCGGCCCGCCGCCGCCGAGCATACCCAGCGGCAAAGCGCCGCAGCCCGTCAGCACGACGGCCAATGCGAGCGCCTTACCCTTCATCATCCCGCTCCCGCGTGCGGACATAGGCCGACGCGCCCATGAAAGCGGCGACGACGCCCATCTGCGCGGTGTAGAACATCGTCATCAGCCCACTCAGGGCCTCGATGCGTTCCGTCGACAGGATCGGAAGAATGAGCGCCGCCGTCAGCCCCACCATGCTGACCATCGCCACCCATGCCATATGACGCTGCTGGTCTTGCTGCTTGTCCCAGTTCTCGATCCGCGTGAGCCGCTCGTGCTTATTGATCTCGCCATTCGTCAGCACGCCGTCGCCGTCGAGGTCGGCCACGTCGAGGATGCTGTCAGGCTCAAGCCGCTTCGGTGTCATCTGTTATTCTCCATCCACAGCCATGCCACGATGGTCAGAAATCCTGTCACGCTCGTGACCATCACAAGGATCAGCAGAGCCGAGACGATGGCCTCCTTGATCTCGGCCTTCCGATGCTCATGGTCGGCGCGCTGCTTCCTGACCTTCGCCTCGATCCGCAGGAGTTCGTCCCACGCCGACTGACCCATCGAGAACTGGATGTAGGTGCGGAGTTCGTTGCGCTGCTGTTCGAGTTGCTTTTTCGCGGTGAAGATCGCGATGGCTTCCTGCTGAACCGACTGGCTGAAAGCCTTATACCACGGCGGGTCTTCGTTCTTGCGTTCAAGGAAGTCGATGTCAGAAACAGCGCCGGCCCATGTCGCAAGCTGGCCGCCCATGTCTTGGATCTCGCGACCGATCTCAATGCCCTTCTTGAGCGCGTTGTAGGCGGTCGTCGCGGCGGCAATGATGCTTACGGGGTCCACCGCATGGCCCGCCTATTTCCGCAGGGCTTGTTCGATGCTGTCCAGCTTGGCGAAGACCGCCTCGAACAGGCGGCGCATTTCCTTGAACTCGCGGTCATGGGAGTTCTTCTGCTCGGCCATCGTGGCGCGGATCACGGCGATCTCGGTCTCATGCCGCTGCTGCCGGTTGAACATCCAGATCACGAAGCCCGTGACCGGCGCGACGATCCACTGCATCACCGTGTCGAAAAGTTCCATCGCGGCCTCACGCAATATCATCAGTGATCTCGACGCGGATGTAGCCGCTGTTCGGGAAGGTCTCGACCGTCGTGTCGGGATAGGTCACCTCGAACTCGGCCTGATAGCTGCCCACTGTATCGGTGTCGGCCGCCACCCAATCGTAGCGCACCAGCCCGCTGGCCGCCGTGATGATGGTTGCCGCTGCATCGACCACCGTAGACCCGCCCAGCGTCCGCATATGAAACCGCACGCTCGCGCCCGTCAGATTGATCGCCGTGCCGTCGCCGTCTTGCAGCGTTGCCAGCATTCGGGGCTGCGTGTCGTTCTGCTTCATGTAGAAGGTGGACATCAGGCGGCCTCGTTTTGCTTGCTCACGACCACGATGTTGGGCGTCGTTACGTCGATCTCGGCATCGTTCGGGGTGGCGTTCACAGTCACGATATTAGCAGAAATCCCCGTCACATGAACAGCCTTTCTGTAGCTGATCGTGACCACCGGGGCGACAGGGGCGATGGTGATGCTGACAGATCCGACCGAGACGGAAGCGCCTGTCGAGATCGTCGGCGCGATGCCAGCTATGGAAACCGCCGCGACAGGAGCCGACACGCTCGCGCCTGTCGAAACAGTCGGCGCAACAGGAGCCGCATTGATGTTGGCAACCGGCGCGAAGATGGCAACGCCGGTCGAGATCGTCGGTGCGGTGCCGGCCAGGGCTACATCGGCGGCAGGAGGCGCGATGGATTTGCCGGCCCTGATCGCCGGCGTCTGCGGCCCGATGACGAAATCGATGGCAGGGACGACGGGCGCTTTGCCGCTCTGCACCTGCGGCGCAAGGATGCCAAAGCCGATGTCGCCCGCCGGCGCATCGATCCGCTTGCCTGCGTTGATCGCCGGCGCCAACCCTGCAATCGCAACATCCGCCGCCGGGATTGCAAGGCTCTTACCGGCGTTGATCGCAGGGGCGTTGGCCGCGATGGTTATGTCTGCCGCAGGGACGACGACCTGCGTGGTGATCGAGATGAGCGGCGCCTGACCGGCCAACGTGATGTCGGCGGCAGGGATCGAGACAGACTTGCCAGCGCTGACCGCAGGAGCCTGAGCGGCCAACGTGGTGTCAGCGGCAGGGGAGAGAACGGCGGCACCAAGCGAGATGCTCGGGGCGGATACGGCTAAGGTGATGTCTGCCGCTGGGGAGTCAATTGTAACGCCGACCCCTGCGATTACCCCATCATCCGCTAGGGGCGCAGAGGCTAATGGGGAGAAACCGAGCATCTAATTACTCCGGTTTGACAGGCCAAGTCACGGCGTAGGGAAAGCCTGCCTGCCCCGTTATATCACGAAGTGCTTGGCGATACGATGCCCAAGCTGGCGACAGCGTGTTGTCGCTTAGAGCGCGCCAGTCGCTATCCGACAGCAGTCGATCACGCTGGTTACGCACCGCCTGCTCTGCCTCATCCTGCGGCTTGTTGGCGACAGTGTAGCCGATCAGCCACTTGTTGCCGTAGATGGGCTGACCGACCTGCGCTTGGTCTACATCACCTGTGATCGGATCGGTGGCATCTTCCTCAGTCTTGAGGCGGATCACCTCTTTGTGCGGCATGTCGCCCCGCTTGAGATTCTGCACCAAAGGGTCAAAAGCGGGCCTTGCCAGTTCCTCTACAGGGAACATCCCATGACGCCGCATGATCTCGTCAGGCACAACCTTTGGGAAGCTGGTCTGCGGGTTATCACGGCGGAGTTGCCCAACGCTGTAAGGGAATTGACTGGGCTGGCCGTTTGTGAGTTTGACGAACATTTAGAGGTCTCCTGTTAGAGGTCGTAGGCCCATATGGCGTCACTAATAGAATCAATGATATACATTTTAAGTCCGTCAGGCTTGAAAAACACCGATTGTGGCGCTCGGCACTGAGCATAAACTGGTTTTGATTGAGATAAGGATGCAGTAGAAATATCCCAAGCAGTGCTTAGGGCGTATTCATAAACTTTATCATTTGTTACACCTGAGATATACATCTTGGTTCCATCCGGTTTGAAGAATAGTCCAACTGGATTTGAGTCTTCAGAAGCAACAGAAAAGGTTTGAACATAGGATGCGGTGGAAATGTCCCACGCTGTAGATAGGCTATATTCATTAACTTCATCGCCGGCAGTCCCAACGATATACATTTTTAATCCATCAGGCTTAAAGAACAAACCTTGTGGCGTTAATTCTTGAGTAGCTACACTGTAGCTTTGAACATAAGAAGCTGTAGATATATCCCAAGCAGTGCTTAGGCTGTATTGATAGACGTTATCATTAGTGTAACCAACCACAAACATAGATGTTCCGTCTTCTTTGAAGAAAAGACTGGCTGGCGATGTGTCTTGGCTGTTGACACTAAAGTTTTGAACATAGGACGCTGTGGTAATGTCCCAAGCAGTGCTTAGATCATATTCGTTTACGTCATCGCCAACAGTCCCAAGGATGTAAAACTTTGTCCCATCAGGTTTAATAAAGAGGCTTAACGGAGATGTTTCTTGAGCAGATACAGAAAAGTATTCTGTTGTTGGAGGCGACCACGATGCCGTGCTTACATTCCAAGCGGTGCTTAGGCTATATTGATAAATGTTGTCAGCCTCATACCCAACAACATACATAACAGTGCCATCGTCCTTGAAGAAAAGACCAGACGGAAAATTGTCTTGAAAACCCACACTAAAGTTTCGCACATACGCCGCTGTGCTTACATCCCACGCAGTTGATAGGCTGTATTCGTTTACGTCGTCTCCAGACTGACCAAGGACATACATTGTTGTGCCGTCTGACTTGAAAAACAGACTAAACGGAGTAGCTTCTTCTGCCGTAACGCTAAAGGCTTGAATGTATGACGCAGTGGAAATATCCCAAGCAGTGCTTAGATCATATTGGTAGACGTTGTTGCCGACATCACCAAGAACATACATCTTTGTTCCATCTGGCTTGAAGAACAAACCCCTTGGAGCAGCATCACGAGCGCCAACACTAAGCGACTGGTTAAGTGATGCAGTGGAAATGTCCCACGCCGTGCCAAGATCGTATTCACGGACAGTATCTCCGGCATAGCCCAACACATACATCTTTGTTCCATCCGACTTAAAGAATACAGCAGTCGGCGCTGTTTCTACAGAAGTAACAGAAAAAGACTGAACGTATGATGCAGTGTTTATTTGCCAAGCTGTGCCAAGATTGTATTCATAAACACTATCATTTGACTGGCCAACCATGTAAAGTTTCGTTCCGTCTGGCTTAAAAAAAACACCCCCCGGTGTTGCGTCTTGGTTTGAAAAATTGAACGCATTATAGTTTGCGCCATTAAACGTAGCAGTGGAGATGTCCCACCCTTCACGGGTTTTTCCAGCCGCACCCATCTGCATCAGCCTCGCAATGCTCATGCCATCGCATCCCCAGCTTGGAAGCCGTAGTAGGTGGTGCCGCCATCCTGCGTGTAGAACGCATACACATCCGTCTCGCCGCTGGCAGGGGCGTCAGGAGCCGTGCCACCAGCCCAGTCAACCGAGGCAGGCCAAGTCACAGTCACGGTCGCAGAGGGCGTCACCTTGAGCGTGAAGCCGTAGGCAGTGCCAGAGGCGGGCGGGTTGCTGAACACATACGTCACGTTGGCAGAGGGTGCATCCGAGAACACGTTGCCCGAAGACAGGTCGAGCGTGCTAGATGCGATGTCACCGACTGTTTCCTCTCGAAAGTCAGCATCAGTAGCCGAGACATACACCACCGCAGAGCCGCTTAGGTTCAGCGCAGCGTCGGCATTGCTGCTCTCGCTGACAGTGCGCGACAGGGTAGTGCCAGACGCTGTGTAGGTGCCCGTGCCGATCTCCCAATCGCTGCCATCCTCGATCACATAGCGCACCACCTGACCATCAGTCACGCCCGCGTCAGCAAATGTCTGATAGCCGGTTTCAGCGGAACCGAGAGTGATCGTCCCGGTTCCGGTCGTCGCGGTGCCCATTTTGGCACGGTTTACGAGAACAACCATAGCCGCGCCTCCGGTCTATTATTATGCAACAGTGAAGGTGAAGATGCCGTTCGCGTTCCAGACGATCTTGAAGTCGGTGCCGTCACCGGCCGATTGCGAGCCGTCGAAGTCGATGAAGGCAAGCGGAGGATCGTTGGCATCGGTGTCGTTGTAGATGACCGCGTAGGAAGCCGTGATCGAGCCGCCAGAAGCCGTCCACGTCACATCGTCAGCATCGAACTTGGCGTCGTTGGTGGTCACGGTGGTCACTGCCACGTTAGCCAGCGCAGCGCCGCCAGCCGTGTAGCCGGTGCCTGTGGTGGCCTCCGTGCCTGTGATGCCGGCGAGGGTCGTGTCAGCCGCGCTGAACGTCGCCGAGGCATATAGTTTCACCTTGTAGGTGTCGGCGGCCGCGTTGCTGCCTTCGGCGAACAACTTGGCCGTGTGATTGTAGAGCGAGATCGTGACAGCCATCGCGGCCTCCTTGGGTTGAACGTAAGCAGTCTACATTAACGGCGCAGCATTGTCATCGCATCTCATACCACGTCGTTATGCTGCCGCCGACGTTAGTGACAGAGTATGTAGCCCCGGCCGGGATCGGGCCACTGACCGACAGCTTCATGTCGCTGTTGTCGGGGTTGTTATAGTATCGCTGGATGATGTTACCGCCGACGGTGAGATAGAGATCGCCGGTCTGGTTGCCATATTCTGCGATGACGGAGATATAGATCGGACGCCCTGTCGAATTGGTATAGGTAGTGCCGGAGGATCTAGATCCGATGACGCTCGTCCAAGTCTGCACCGGCGTCAGGGCGTCAACATAATCCTTCACGGCAGCCGAAGTTGGAATGGTCGTATCGTTGTCGTTCGACGCGATGGTGTCTGATGCCGTGACCAGCGTGGCCGCCGCGATCTCGCTCGTTGTGATGGCCGCATTCGGTGTGAACTTGCCTGTCCCTTCGTCCACCGTGCCCAGCGTTATCCACGCGCTGTCAGCTTCGTTCCGCTTCTTGATCTGATTGTTCGCGGTGTCATACCACAGCATGTTCGCGAAGGTCGTCGCAGGCGCCGTGGCCGACGAGTTCTGCGTGACGATGGCAAGCAGCGCGTTATTCAGGTCGGCGCGAAGGTTGGCCGGCGTCTGGTTGGCGATCTCATAGTCATGGGTTGCCATGTCAATACTCCACGATGGCGTCTAGAGCCGTGATGTTCGGTGAGATTTGGTCGGTCTGCGTTGTTAGCACGACGCGGAAACGGAAGGCCCTGCCGTAGAAGTTGCCGGCTCGGAACAACTGATAGGCAGACCATGTTGGCGTGCCGGCTGGGTCGTCATTCGTTGTGCTGATGTAAAACAGGACGTTGTGATCATCGAACTGCTGGTTACCTAGATCGTCGAACAGACCGGCGAGGGCATCGAACAGGCCGGGCAGATCATCAAACAGGCCGGCGGCATCGTTTTGCCGAGTGACCGCTGCTTCGATCCTCGCCCAGACGAGCCGGGCAGATGTCGTGTCGATGTAGGTCGAGAAATCATAGGTTCCGCTGTCGCCTGCGGTGATAGGCGATGTCAGCCTGAGCGCGCTGGACACAACCGAAACACCAGTCTTGCTGCCGGTGAAGCTTGGATCTTCGGTCTGCGTCGTCGTCGTCGTGTAGCTGGGCAGATAATCCACAGGCACCACGACGGTCGTGTAGTTATCGCTCGGCACGAGGCTCTTGTCATAGGCGCGGATGAGATAGCTGCCCGATCTAAGAGGCAGAGACGCGCTAACGCCGGGTCTTGCCACCTTGTCGATGGCCGTCGTGGCCGCTGCCCACGATGCCCCGGTCTGCGAGATGGAATGCCGCACGCGATAGAAGGATAGATCCAGATCCGGCACCGGCTCCCATGAGAGGTTCAACTGGTTCCCGACGACCTCGAACGAAAAGCCATCGACATCAGCAGGGGCGCCGGCCGTGGCATCGACATTGAAGTCGGAGACCGTCGCCCACGCGCCGCGAACGCCGAACGGGTTGATTGATCGCGCGCGGACATCGTAATCTGCCCGCTCGAGGTCGAACACGTTAAACAAGCCCAGTTCGCCGATCCCCACCTTGATCCATGTGCTGTCGCTGGATTTCTTGAACTCGACCTCGGCGAAGGCGACTTGCTCGGGAGAAGTCGAGGATACCGTGATGTCGAGCCGGTTGATTAGCTTCTCCGAGAGAATGATCGCTTCCGTCGCGAGGCTGATGCCCACCGCGACAGCCTCATAATAAGGAAGCAGCGTCGTGTTGTTCGCAGCCAGCGCGCTTTCTTCTGCGTCCCAATCGAAGGCGGCTTGGCTGGTTTCCCTGAGCGTCATGCTTACCTGCGCGCCGCGCTCGGCATCAATCGTCATTCGCCAGTTGACGACCTCGAACTCCTTAGCCGACCAGCCATATTCGGTAATGGTCAGATCCACGATGTCGCCGACTTCGACATCCATCGCCTTGAGGCTGAAGTCTGCCGAGAACGTCATCTGCTCTCGCGATCTGAATAGAACCTGCTTGGCGACACGCTGCGCTCGAGACCCGTTGGTCACATAGGTCAGTTGCAGATCGAGACTGTTCTCGATGTTGGCGTCTTCCGCCAAGAAGTTCGCGCTCACGACAGGAGGATAATCTGCCTCGATCCAATCGCCAGAAGCGTCAGAGAACGTCCCGACGACGCGGTTGAAATTATCACGCCGCGAGACGCGCGTGGGCAACGTGATGTCGGACCTGATGTCATCAAGAGTGAACGACATGATCGACGGCTCGTAGACGCCGACCCGCAGCCGCCATTCGCCCCCGGAATAGTAAAGCGTGCCGTTGCAGGCAGTCAGCATATTTTGCAGCACGTCGCCGATGGCCTGATCGGCATTTACCACCCCGTCGATGGTGTATCGCTTCTGCGTTCCACCCGCCGCCAGCGGTATGTCGTCGTTGCAGTCATTGGCAGCGGTCGCGAAGTAGGTCTCGTTGAGACCCGTGTCGTTCAAGCCGTAAGCGGATTTGAGATAGTCCCTGATGACCAACGAGGCGTTGGCCGATGCCGGATAGGTCTGCGCCACGCCTGATGTGTTCTCGACCTTCTTGCCCTTCACGACCGCCGTGATCGTCGGAAGGCCGCCGCTGAATACGTTCTGATCGTATTCGAGCCGCGCATAAATATAAGCGATCCCGGTCCCGACGGCCGTCGCCGGCCAGCTTGTTTCCGCGAGCAGATCGGGATCGACCGCTGTCTGCGTGCCGTCGTATTTCTTGATCCGCACCTTGGAGTCCCAGCGCGCGCCGGTGACGAAGTTCGAGGAGATCGTCACGATCTCGTCGTTGATGTAGATGTCGCCGACTTCTTCGACGGGATGACCGGCGAGGGCGATGACGAGATGCAGAAACTTGTTGTTCGCGCCGGTCGTCTCGGCGAAGACTATCGTGCCGCCCTTGCGAACTTGACCGTAGACATACTCCTGCGGCCCAATGGCATCCCTGACATTGACTAGCTGCCCGCTGGCCGCTCCTGCGCCGGGCTTTGGCGCCAAAGCACTCAACGCGGCTGCGGTCAAAACCGTTGTGCCCACATAGTAAATCGCGCCAGCGACAAAAGTGCTGGTGCCCAAAGTGGTGGCGATGAACGGGATGGCTACCTGCGGCACTCTATCCACGCTCCCATGACGCGCTCCATTGGCAGATATACCACATCTTTGGCACCAAGGAACACCGCCCTCGTTCCGAAGGCGATGCCGAGCGCAAAAGGAACGATTGACCGCCGGATCTGATCTGTCACAACCAGCGCGCCTCGAGGAGGATGCCCGTCGCAGCGCGTCAAAAGACCATCCAGCGCCTCGATCATGTTTGCTGCCCCAGTGTGACGCCTGATGAGGTCTGCCGTCTGTGAGGCGCTGAGAGAGCCGTAGAGGCCATTGATTGGATCGGCATACCCATGCCCGTGCATCAGCCTCCACGCCCCATTCGTAAACGTCAGGCAGTCATGCTCGCCGAGCCTGAACCGACGCCCTCGCTGCGCGCGGAAATACTTCACGAGGCTATCGTGCGGCCCCATGCGAGTTCCTTGTCTTGCAGCGGCTGCACGAAGTCGAAGAACGTGTCGCCGGGGTGCCGCATTTTATGATTGGCGCTGGTGTAGCGCCTGACATTAGGCCGCTGCAAGGAAACCAGCTTGCTCTCGATTGTGAGCGAGATCGTCGCCGTGTTAGCCGAATGCTGGATCGTCATCACATCCATCAGGCCGGCGAAGATCTCGTAGGCGTCGATCACCGTGTTGGTGTTCGCGTTAAGGGCGCCGAAAAGCAGCCGAGCCGTGCGACCTTGATAGTTCTCGGTCAATGCCAAGCTGATGATCGCCGCGTCCAGACCTGCCAAACTGACAGACAGGTTCTGAGCAGATAGATCGCCGACCTCCTGCAATTCGCCGATCTCTAGAAGCCTGCCAGTTCCTGTGTAGGTCTCGCCGTGAATGATCTTGTCGCCGATGCCAGTCCAGAGACGGATCGTGCCACTGTCGAAGGCAAGTTCGAGCGCATAAAACGGGAAGACATCGGCAGATGCGACGGCCGCCGCGAGCGCGCTTGGCAGACGATTGGGATTGATGCTCGGCGCGATGGCCGAGATGCCCACGCCCGCAGTCGGTGAATTGATCGTCACCGACATCAGATGGCCTCCATCGCGCCGAAGGTGATGCCGTAAGCAGAAGCCTCATTCACATCCCAAGATTGCTCATTCGATGCGAGACGGAATACACCTTGCGGAGCAGCAAGAACGGCAGCAACAGATGATCTCGCTTTTCTTAGCGCAGGCCAGATCTCTAGATTGGTCGCCACGCCGGTTCCTGAATATGAGACTAAAACCTTGTGCATTGTCGCGTCAGAGCCGCTGCCAAGCTGGAACATATCACCGGGAAGCAACGTCTGTCCGGCCGTCACGGTGGCTGAAACAGTACTATCGCCGGCTGCTCCAGTCACAGTGAGACCTGTCGCTGTCCCACGAATAGCCGTTGATAGGGGATCGCCGAGCAAGAAGGTCCCGCGTTGCCCGTTCAGTGAAAGCAGCCAAGCGATCCACTGCTCTGCATCTGCGCGTTTCATCGTCGGCAGCGAAACGTCAGCCTGCCACATCTGCCCGCTGTAGACCTGCGTCTGGCTCTGGAAAGTAAATGGCGACCTGTTGACAGCAACAGCATTCACAGCGCGAAAACTGATTGACTTGATCCCTGTATGCGTCAACAGCGAGAGGGGATAAACAATGCTCATGCGAACGCTCTCCCGTATGTACCGCCGCGCCGCTTGGCATCGAGGACAGCCGCTTTCGCGTTGTCAGCCAACATCGGCATCATCTGCTTGATCTCGTTCCGAACCGTCTGTTGCACGCCCGTGCTGACGTTGATCGTCTGATTGACGATCACAGTCTCGCCACCGCCACTCAACTTGCTGTTGGGAATGACGACGCCGCTGCGGCCGGGGACGATGACCTCTGGCCCCTTCTCGCCGACGACGTAGGGCGTGCCAGCGTTCACCGGGCCGCCATTGGCTCGCAGCCCGAGAGTAGCAAG